GCTTGTACTTCTTCGTGCGGATCTTCTTTAGCTGTTTGCTGGTCTAACCTAGCTTTTTTAAGCATTAAGTCTACTTGTTTCAACTTACGGCTTACCTTACTGTCCTTAGCTTCTAGTGCAATTTTAAGCATCTGTGCCGCATTGTTAAACACAGAGCCTGCTGCCATATCGCTCATGTTCATACCCAAACTCATAAGCTGTTGATAGCTGTCAATGGCCTGCTGTGCAATATCATCCATCTCTTTGTCGTGGCCATCCATGCCGCGGACTTCAGACAATGCACTGTTAATCTTTTCGCTGATGCTGATAGCATCTTCTAAGGTTTGAATCTCTGTGCCGGGTTCTTCCGCAGGGAAAGTTTCACTAGCCAATGCTTCGTCTAATGGTGGTAAATTAAATTCTTCTTCTAGTCTTTTAGTCATAATAGTATTTATGTAAGCCAGTTAGGTCGTTCAGCAAGAAAAAGCTGTAAAATATCTTTGTGTTGCTGTGGTGAATGATGTGACGGTGCGGATCTATACTCGATGTTATCTTTGTGATCAAAAAATTTGTAGTAATCAGTGTTCCACTGTTTTAAATAATTAAAACAAACAAAGTCTTGCACAAACGTATCAACGTTGGTATTGCTTAACAAAGTATTAAATACCTCAACATACATTAACTTTACATTACATTTTTTCGCTACAGTGCTTAACATAGATAGGTTAGATAACCTATCGTGCATATAGGTGTAGTCAGCTTTTAAGTATAGATAGTTATTTAACTCGTTGGGATTTGGTTCCAGATCTGGTTCCATTAGATTAAAATAGCCCGTGAACCTGTACTTGCTATCTTCTGTGAATACTTTTCTACCAAACAGCGATTGCGGTAGATATATGTCATTATAAAATTTATTAGGATTGTACTGAATAACTTTTTTATAAGGATCGCTAGGAGTTAAGTGAACTACATCCCTGAACCAATCTGTGATAAAAAACACACAGTGGGAATATTGTCTAGATAACAAAGCTGATACAGTTCGTAAAGTTGTAGTTGAGATATCACCACCCCCAATGCCAACAAAGTCTGCATCCGTAGAAAACTCAGATGCAAGTAAATCGCACCAGTGTATATTGTTATCTGATATATTTGTTGGGCGTTGAGCAAAGCTATCGCCGCCTACTAATAACCGCATGCGAATATTTATTTCTATCGCTTTTTGGGTATTCTGCTTCTAGGATTTCTTTTTTTGTTTGTGTGAAAGATTTGATCTTCGTTGATCACTTTAAATCGAATGCCTTTGCGCTTACACCATTCTTGTGCTGCGGCCCACTTGGCAGCATTAACATGTGTGGCCATTTGATTTACTTTTCCGCGGGCGTTTTCAAGTGTTGTTTGGCCGCTGGGCTTGATTTCAATTAACTCAACATGCTGACCGCCATCTTTGTCAATATATTGAATCATAAAGTCAGGTATGTAATTAGCATAACGTCCTGTGAGCGGATTTCTATAAGGAATCTTTACGCTTTCGTTGGCCCACTTTAAAACATTAGGGTGCTGATCGCACATACGCATAAATGCTAATTCCCAACTGCTACGGAAATACGGTGGCTTATCGCCAACATATTTTTGAGGATTCTGTGGTTGGTAGGTTCCTTGGGCAAATTGTTTCACGGTTGCCCCTTTAAGGTTTAATCAACGATTTATATCTACTTTTTTGATTGGATAAAGGCAATGCTACATTAATTCTGTTTCCAGGTGGACGCATTGCGTTGATAGTGTTATACGTATCAACTGTTAGCTTTAGACTATTTTCGTTTACTTGAAAGTATGTCTGAGGATTAACGCCTTGTGTCTTTGCAACAGAACACAATACTATAGCTAATGTTTTTGCTTTGGCTTGTTTGAAACCCAGTGACACTAGTCTTAGTTCAACTTGTTCAAGCTGTTGAGGGTCTAAGTGTTGAGTATCCTGCGTGGTTAGCTTTTCGAGAATTTCTACACTAGCTTCTGGCACAGGAAATTTAATTGTAGCTTTTTCTAAGTAAGCAACAATTGTATCTTCAATTTCTTGGTACTTGATTTCATTACCAAATGTATCGTAAAGACTAGTAGAATTCATTGTTTATGGTCCTGGTGTCTGTTGTGGGTTCTCACCAGTACTGGTACTAGTTTGTGTGGTTCTGGTGCCTCTAGTTGCAGCAACACCCGGTCGAGTAGCATTTGCAATTGAACCAACCACAGTTCCTAATACAGCATTTTTTACACTCTGTCCATTAATGGCTGCGGTAAGAGCGTTTGTTGCGGCGCCTTTAAGTAGATTACTAAACCAGCCGCCATTACTGCCGCCTTTGTTTGCAGTTTTTTGTATATCAATGGTCTTATTGTATGTCTTAAGAACAGTAGTTGGCATTGGTGTAGTTGCACTAGATAGTGTAGCTATAACTGGTTGTGCTGCTCGGCTAAATGGCTTTTCTCTAGATCCTAATATTTGTAATGTTGTTGGCTTTTCTAATGATGGAGGTAAGCGATTTGATTCAAATGCAGGGCCTGTTAGCTCGCTGGCATTTTCAAAGCGAGACAGATCGTTCTCAGACATAACAAAGTTAGTCTGATTGTAGATCGTGAAGCTTTCATATTCAAAGTCAAGTTTAAACTCTAATAGTTCGCTACTAGAATAATCTAAGTCACCTGGATCAAAACTTTTTAGCACAGGATTGATTAAGCTGTACTGTACAGCACGTTCGCCGTGATACATCACATAGTCAATGCGTTCAAAGAAATATTTTAATTGATTAACTGCAAAGCCGGCAGCATTACTATCAAAGTCGCTACCACCAAACTTACTAGATATGTTAATTGTAGAATTTAAGGACTGGGTATCAGTGATATCTCTGTCACCATCCCTAATTTGTTTATTTCTAGCATTCATATAGTTATATGAATAGTATTTCATAAACAAGGTCAGCCATTCATTGCCTACTGTATCTAATACAGTAATGCTAACAGGCTTGTATTCTACGCCTGTTTGAATTATCTTTTTACTGTTATACCTGTTCTTGACTTCTGTTTTAAAGTCAACACCTGGCAAAGATGCTGTTCTAACTAAACTACTAATTTGATTTCTGAATTCAGTGGTTTGGTCTGAGGGAAAAAGAGCTCTGTTAATAATAAAATTAACATAACCTTCAAACTTTTGACGCGGTGGCGATGCGTCAGGTCGGAGGTGATAAGCGTTGCGAAAGTCTCGAACGTAGAAATTCTTTTTGCCGGATCCTAAACCCAGAATATCAAATAATTTCCCCATCGTGTCGAGACCTTCGCTGTTATGCTAAATTAGCCTTGAACGCCTAGTGTGTTAAATGCTACTGAATCTGGGAATGGGTTACCCGATGTTGTTCTACCGTTAACGTCATTATCACCCTGATAGTGTGTAGCGTTATCATAACGAACCTGTAGTGTAATTGTTACTGGATCGTTTGCGCTGTAATCACTGTCACTGTAGTCAACGTTGGTTAAGAAGCAACCTTCTAGGAACCAAACTTCACTTGCGCCAGCGTTAACACCGTCGAGTACTTCAATCTGCATATCAAACTTATAGTCGTTACCAGCAGCGGCAGTTGTCTGTTGGAAGTGGTTCAACTGCTTCTGAATCTGTGCGCCAACTAGTTTAGCTACGCTGTTTGTAATGTCGTCACGCATAACAACAGAGATCTGCTCCCAACTGTGCTTACCTTGTAGATAAACTTTTGAGTTGTAGCTGTCAACTGTTACTTCTTCATAAGTAATCTTTGGACGAGTTACGTTCTGAATATTTTGTGTAAGTGTTCTTGTTTCAACTTCGCCACCGAAGCCTCCCAAGAAACTAACACGGAAGCGGTACTTTAGCTTCGGCATCAAGATACCAGAGCCTGTGGCACCAGTAACAGGAACACCAAACTTTGACTTGGTTTCTGTTGTATTAATATTTGCCATCTTGTTCTCCTACGAACTGTTTATATGCAAATATTTATCATATTCTTTTCAAAATCATTAACTCTTGCTTTAATATCAAAAGAAAAGGGGCATTTCTGCCCCTTTTCCTGTTACTAGATGTTGTAACCTATTAACCAGTTGAACCCAGTGTGTTCTGGATACGAATTGGAATGTAGATGAACTCAACTGCTTTGACTGGCTGAATAGCAATGTCAATGTGTAGTTCGTTACGATCAATTCTTGCTGGTGTGTTATTTGTTGTATCACAAACAACTAGGAAGTCAAACAAGCCGCGCTGTGTTACTAGCTGACCTAAGAAGCGGTCAACTGTTACCTTAGCGTTCTGGCGTGTAACTTCGTCGTTTGGTTCAAACAAGAATGGCTTAACGATGTCATCTAGACGTTCACGTAAGTAAACAACTAGACGTGCAACGTTAACACGATCCAATGCACTTGCTACTGGGTTTAGAGTCTTCTGACCAAACACAGCTAGGCCACGACCTGGGAAGTTGCCAATTGGGTTAATCTTGTTGATGTACAAGCT